TTGTGATACAAATATGGTGAAAAATATGTCCTTTGAAGGGCGATTTGGCAACTCGTGTGGTATGCCATTTATAGCCAAGGAATTTTTTAAAGAGCATAGACAATATGAGAAATTCGAGCCATATGTAAAAGATAGACCCAGTCAACCTTGGACAGTGTTTACTACTTCTACTTCTTCTTCTTCTTCTTATAAAAAACCAAAAAGCAGTTTTAAGTTGACTAAAAAAGGTAGAGATATGAAAAATAAAACTAAAAAAACAAAGTTGGTCGATGAAGAATAAATAATTTGTTTTAATTAGGTTTTATATAATATATAATAATTACATTTTAAAAAAATATGATTATTATAATATAAAATGAGTCACGAAGAAAAAAAAGAAGACATATCTTGGAAGATAATTGATAGATATTTTAAAGATAACCCCAATAATTTAGTAGCTCATCATTTAGACTCATATAATGAGTTTTTTAAAAATGGTATACATCGAATATTTCACGAAAACAATCCCATAAGATTCATTGAGAGAGAAGACGAAAGTAATGTTAATAATAAACGCAACGAGTGTTTATTGTATTTAGGTGGAAAAGATGGTAGAAGTATTTATTTTGGCAAACCAATTATTTATGATGATAATAATGCGCATTATATGTTTCCAAATGACGCACGATTAAGAAATATGACTTATGGTATTACAGTCCATTATGATGTTGACGTTGATTTTATTTATTATGTTGGCGACGAGAAAAAAGAGCATAGTATGAAATTAGATAAGATTTATCTTGGGCGTTTTCCTATTATGCTTCAATCCGACCTATGTATTTTAAAATCATTAAGCAAAGATGTACGTTTTAATATGGGCGAATGTAGAAATGACTTTGGTGGTTATTTTATTCTAGATGGAAAAGAAAAGGTTATCATATCACAGGAAAAATTCGCGGACAATATGCTTTATATAAGAAAAAATAAGGATGATGATATTTACAGTTATTCTGCGGAAATTAGGTCGGTTTCTGAAGACACATCCAAAGCTATTCGAACCACCGCTATTAAAATTGTAGCACCTTCACCGAGTTATAGTAATAATCAAATTTTGGTTGCGGTGCCAAACGTGAGAAAACCGATTCCACTTTTTATTTTGATGAGAGCATTAGGTGTTGTTTCAGACAAAGATATTATCCGTCATTGTTTATTAGATATTGAAAAAAACAGCAATTATGTCGATTTTTTTATACCATCTGTTCACGACGCCAATAAGATTTTCAATCAGGAAACCGCGTTAGAGTATATTGCGAGTTTCACAAAAAGAGGCACAATATCTGGTGTTATGGAGATTTTATCAGACTATTTTTTACCACACATCGGTGAACTTAACTTTTTAGATAAAGCGTATTTTGTTGGTTATATGACATTTCGCATATTAAAAGTTTATAATAAAGAGGAAAAACCGACAGACCGTGATAACTTTCGCTTTAAAAGAGTCGAATTAACTGGTTCTCTCATATATGCTTTGTTCAGAGAGTATTATTTAATACAAAAGAAAGCAATTACACAGAAGATTGACGAAGAATATTATTATCACAAGGGCGAATATAAAGATGATGAAACAATGTCGAGAAGAGAGAAGAAGAATCTTAAGAATAAACCTGTTGAAGCAAACAAATACCAGGATAACTTTATCGGTTTAATTGAATCAAATGTTAAAACATTCTTTAAAGAAAGAATTGTAGAGACCGGGTTCAAGAAGGCCTTCAAAGGTAATTGGGGTTCTGAAGAACATACAAAACGTCTTGGTGCGGTACAAGATTTGAATCGGTTAAGTTGGAACACACATATTTCTCATTTACGTAAAATAAATTTACCACTTGATTCCAGTGCCAAAGTGATAGGACCTCGTCTATTAAATAGCTCACAATGGGGATTTATCGACCCTCTTGATACGCCCGACGGCGGCAATATTGGTTTACATAAACATATGTCGATTAGTACTCATATTACCAGCGGTTCTTCTTGTATACCATTAATAAAATGGTTAAGAGCAAATACGCCAATGAAATTGAATTTAGAATGCTCAACCGAATATTTAGCTAATAATTCCAAAATATTTGTAAATGGTATTTGGATTGGAGTTATCGATAAACCGATTTCTTCTGGAAACGATGAACTTGGATTAGTCGAAATGCTAAAATTATTTAGAAGAAATGGTATTATACCAGTATTTACAAGTATTTCGTTTGACTATGAGCATAATGAAGTATATATTTATACTGACGCAGGAAGATTGACGAGACCAGTTTACTATATTGATAATGGTATGCAAAGTTATAGTAGAAGGGAGTTTATCGAAAAACTAAATGCTGATGAAATTACTTGGCAAGATATTGTTTCTGGGTTGAAAAAAAAATCGGATGAAGCGTTCAATATTAAAAATAATAAATTATATGAAATAAAGGATTTATATGAAATTGGCAATGATAAAGAAGCCGTTTTTAATTTTCTACAAAAAAACAAATCTATTGTTGATTATGTAGATACCTCCGAGGAAGAATCCGCTTTAATAGCTATAAACCCGGATGACCTTAAAAAGAGTAAATATTATACTCATATGGAAATTGACCCTTCGCTTATTTTGGGCGTTATGGGTAATCAAATTATATATCCTGAAAATAATCCGTTTCCTCGTGACGCTTTTTCGTGTGGTCAAAGCAAACAAGCTGTATCTGTTTATCATTCCAATTATCAAATGCGCATTGACAAGATGGGTGTTATTTTGAATTATGGACAAATACCATTGATTAAATCGCGGTATATGGAGTATATCAATAACGATGAACAACCATATGGTGTGAACGCGATTGTCGCAATTATGTCGTATACTGGTTACAATGTGGAAGACGCTATTTTAATCAATGAGGCGTCTGTAGCGCGTGGTATTTTTAGAACTACTTATTATTCAATGTATGAAGCGCGCGAAGAAAGCTCGAAAGTAACCGGTTCTACTAATTCAAAATTTGCCAATATACAAAAAAATAACGTGGTTAAAATAAAACAGGGTTTCGATTATAGCCACTTGGACGACCACGGACTAGTAAAAGAAAACACCGAATTAAATGACAAGGTTATTGTAATTGGTAAAATTAATTCTAATTTGGAAAATAAAGATGTATGGATTGATGATTCGGTAAAAACAAAGAAAGGTCAGCTCGGTTTTGTTGATAAATCGTTTATAACTTTGGGAGAGGAAGGCTTTAATATTGCGAAAGTCAGGATTCGCGAAGAACGTATACCCGCAATTGGTGACAAAATGGCTTCGAGGGCCGGACAAAAAGGAACTTTAGGTCTCATTATTCCTGAAGAAGATATGCCTTTTACAGAAGACGGTATTCGCCCAGATTTAATTATTAATCCGCACGCTCTTCCATCTCGTATGACAATCGGCCAAATTGTCGAGTCATTATTTGGCAAAGTTTGCACAAGTTATGGAGCGTTTGGCGACTGTACCGCGTTCCAAGTAAAAGGCGCAAATTATTCTACCTATGCGCCATTATTAGTGGAAAGTGGATTTCATACAAGCGGTAATCAATTACTTTATAATGGTATGACTGGCGAACAGTTGGAAGCAAATATTTACATTGGTCCTACTTATTATATGCGTTTGAAACATATGGTTAAAGATAAGATTAACTATCGTGCGCGTGGTCCGAATACTATGTTGACAAAGCAACCCGTACAAGGTCGTGCTAATGATGGCGGTCTACGCATTGGTGAAATGGAGCGCGATGGAGTGCTAGCACACGGAATGTCTTATTTCTTGAATGAATCATTTTTAATAAGGGGCGACGAATATTATATTGCGATTTGTAACAAAACAGGTGCTATTGCTATTTATAATGAAGCCAAGAATTTGTTTTTGAGTCCTTATGCCGATGGACCAATCCAGTTTGCTACCAATCCAGATGGTACTCAAAATATCAAGAATTTGAGCAAATTTGGTCGCTCATTTAGCATATTAAGAGTTCCTTATTCTTTAAAACTTTTAATACAAGAGTTACAAGTTATGAACGTACAAATGCGCATTATTACTGATGACAATGTTGACCAACTTTTGAGTATGTCTTATTCGGATAATATTAATAAATTATTACAAGTCGGTAATAAAGATTTGAAAGACGTAACAAAGGATTACGCCAAGGATGTAAGCGACAAGGTTAATAAGGAAAATAGAAAGGAACAAAGACGTCTACCCGATGAACAACCAACTTTACCTGACCCGGCTCAAATAGATTCTGAACCAAATAGTAATGAAGTATCAACCGCATATAAAACTGGTCAAGAGGTTGAGGTTAAAAATGAAGAAATGCGTGAATTTAATTACGCACAGATAATAAAAGTTAATTTTACTGGTCCTGGAGAAGAAACTTATGACGTGCGTTATAGCGATGGTGAAATTGAACAACAAGTACCTGTTTTAAGAATTAGACCTTATAATCAAGGCTTTGTTAATCCTGTTAGTCCCACCTCACCCCCATATAATCCGAATTCAACCCCAATACAATATTCTCCCGACTCACCACCATATAATCCGAATTCACCACCATATAATCCGAATTCACCCCCATATAATCCTAATTCACCACCAATACAATATTCTCCCAATTCACCACCATATAATCCAAATTCACCCCCAATACAATATTCTCCTAATTCACCACCATATAATCCAAATTCACCCCCAATACAATATTCTCCTAATTCACCCCCATATTCTCCCGTTTCTCCACCAATACAACAACCAATACAAATTCAAATTACTACACCGCAGGCATCATCTCCAACTATTTTAGAAGTTCAGCCTCCACCAAAAGAAGAATCAAAAGATGAAAGCAGTACTAGCAGTTCAGAAACAAAACAGATAAATATTAGTGATAATAGTAGCAGTGACGCGACCAGCTCAAGTGATTCTACTAAAAAAATAACATTATAAATAAAAATGAAATAAAAATAAATGTTTATGTTAATATTATATTATATAATGACCAGTCAGAACTCAAGTGCTTTAATTTCAACTGTCTATACTTCTAGAAATACTATTCTAGATTTAATGGGAAAGCAAGGTTATAATATTGAGGATTACGCTAACTTCAGTGTTAGTGAAGTCAATTCAATGAAACAAAATAATCAGTTAGATATGCTTTTAGAGAAAAAGGAGGAAAACCCT